GGAAGTACCCTTACGGTTTGACTTAGACCTGGCAAAATCTTTGTCACAGACAGAACCGCGACTATATCTCAAGAAATGACTTGACTCACATAGTGTGACCAGTTAGACTCAGCGTTCAGACTAACACTCTATACAGAGAGTGGCACCCAACCTTCAGTTGGTGGCCGCTCTTTTTTCGTTTGGTGAGTATGGGTTGGATTGACGACGATACCTTCCAGTTCTTTGTACCTGCTCAGATCATTGATCTGGAGAAGTCTGCTAGGCCCGGTAAGCCTCGCGAGAAGGGGGCTAAGCGTTGGATCCAGGGTGTAGCGTCTACAGCTACTAGAGACCTGCAGGATGAAATCGTTGATCAAACAGGTATTGACTTCTCCTATTTCCTGAAGCATGGATGGTTCAATAACGATCACAGGCCAGGATTCAAAAACAAGGTGGGTCAGCCAACTGAGGCGCGTATCACAAAGAACGGGCTTTGGGTAAAGGGTTTCCTGCTTGAGAACCACGGCGTGGCAGACGACATTTGGGAACTCATGCACTCACTGGAGACCACCCAGTCTGACCGTCGTCTTGGCTTTTCTATCCAAGGCAAGGTCAAAGAGCGGTCGGGAAGCCGCATCAAGAAGTGCTGGATCATGGATATCGCCATCACTCCAGCACCTGTAAATACAACCACCTGGGCGGAGATCGCAAAGAGTCTATCTGCCCACAAGTGGGACCTGACTGAGAAGTCACAGTCCACGTTGTGTCCCCAGATTCCACTACACGGTGCACATAGTGTGCTCGGTGTAGAAAGCCTAGAAGATGAGGAGAAGGAAGACCGAGATCTTCCTGAAGTCAGCAAGGGCTTGACACTAACTGAAGCCGTCAGCTTTTTGGAGACCACTCATGGTCTTCCACGGAGTGCGGCAGAAAAAGTAGCACACGCTATTTTCACTACCATTCCGGGAGAAAACACATGACTGACAAGACAGTTGCGAAGGAGGCAATCTCCAAGGCGCTTGAGTCTCTGCAGACCGTCGCGCAGGATATCGCAAAGGGCCACGCTTCGCGCGGTACTGCGACGACTGCCGTAGAGTCTATGCGTGACGCAGGCGCAGGCGCAGGCGGCTCTGGTGGACCTCAGATCCACCACACCCCCTCGAACTCTGACCCCAAGGGTTGGGCAGGTTCTACCCCGTCTGATGTACCAGAAGATGGTGCAACAGACTCTATCGGTGCAGACGGCACCGATTATGTCCCACAGGCTCTGATGAAGTCTATTCTCGCCAAGATCGAGAAGGGTGTTGCGCTCAGTCCTGCTGAGGCATTCGTGTTCAAGTCCATCGTGTCCAAGGCAGGCTTCGGCAAGGATGATGAGGACGCCAAGAAGGGTGGTAACCCCTTCGGTAAGGACGATGACGATGACGATGACGACGATGACGACGCCAAGAAGAGCCTTTCTGACTACGCGTCTAGCAACGAGCAGGTTTCTAAGGGCTTCGAGATGAGTTCTTTCCTTGCTGGTTGGGCACAGGTTCAGCACGACTCGCTTCAGTCTACTGAGGCTCGAATCGTCGACCGTGTCACCAAGTCTCTGCGCAGTATTGATGCAGAGAACTCTCAGTTCCAGGTGGAACTGGCAAAGTCCATCGGTGCCCTCTCTGAGGTGCTCGCACTTCAGGGACAACGTGTAGAACAGCTGGAGACAACGCCCGCGCGTGGTCCGAGGTCTGCACAGGCTATCGACAAGAGCTTCGGAGCCGGCGGCCCACCACCTGGTGAGCAGCTTCAGAAGCACCAAGTACTCGACACTCTAGTGGACATGGTCCAGAAGAGCCTGGTTCCGGCAGCGGAAGTAGTGAAGTTCGAGTCTACTGGTGAACTTCGCGAAGATATCTACGCAGCAGTACTTGCGCACCGTCAGGCGCGCTGAATCATTCACAAGGAATAGGAGAAAGCAATGACTGTAGGTCTACGTGCATTCCAGTCCTCAAACACCGGCATGAGTGGTTTCGGCGTTGGGTCTGAGGCAGATATCAGTGAGCTAAACAAGGCTCTTGAAGCAGGGTTTCAAGTTGGTGCAGGCAAGACGGGCGGAAGCGCTCTTCGAGTCGAGTCACTTGACTCAAGCCTAAAGGTACTTACCTGGAGTTCTTCCCACATCAGGTTCTGGAAGAAGATCCCTAAGTCGCCAGCATACTCGACTGTCGAGGAATACAACCAGCTTACCACATACGGTGGATCACAGAATCCATTCGTACAAGAAGGTGAGCTTCCACAGGCTACTGACACAGCGTACATTCGTCGTGTTCAGCTAGTGAAGTTCCTAGGCACAACTCGCGAGGTTACCCACCAGGCTTCACTAGTGCACCCTGCACATGGTGACCTAATCGCCCAGGAAAACCAGTCTGGTATCTTGTGGCTTCTCGAACAGATCGAGCGCAACTTGTTCGGCGGAGACAGCTCGCTGTCATTCGACGGAGAAGCTGAGCAGTGGGACGGTATGGATTCCCTCGTGGATCCAACTTCGGTTCTCGACCTCGAAGGTGAAAGCCTTCAGGAGGCAGACCTCGAAGAGGCAGCCAACACCATCATCGAGGCGTACGGTTTCCCAACCGACCTGTACCTTGGTACACGCACGATGTCTGACCTAGTCAAGACGTTCTACCCGCGTGAGCGCATTCAGATGCCTGCTCCGATGAACGGGCAGATCGGAAACACCATTCAGACCATCGCCACCCAGGCCGGTGTGATTGAGTTCAATCCGGACGTGTTCATTCGTCGTACGCCTCTGCCTCCCGCAGCGGCAACGTCAGCAAACGCGCCTGCAACACCTGCTTCGGCAGGAACCGCTCTTAGCGGCGGTACTGTTGGTGACCACACCAAGGGTGCTCCTGCAGGAACCTCGAACTTCGCGTACGTGGTAACCGCGGCAAACCGTTTCGGTGAGTCTGCACCAACTGCTTTCGCAGGTGCTGTACAGGCTATGACGCAGGGTCAGAAGGCTGCTGGTGATTCGGTAGACTTGACTATCACCAACCCAGCAACCATCGGTGCGTTCCCACCTGAGTACTTCCGAATCTATCGTTCGGTAGCTAGCCTCTCTGCTGTTGTGCCAGCCAGCCTTGCTAGCTACGCACTTGTAGCGCAGGTGCCAGCAGGAACACAGGCGGCTTCTGGTGCGACCGTCTTTGACGATCTCAACCTCCAGCTTCCGTTCACGTCCACTGCGTATCTCGGCGAACTGACTCCGAGCGTCCTCACCTTCAGGCAGCTCATGCCAATGATGAAGATGGACCTCGCGGTTCTTTCTCCTGCGTATCGTTGGATGATTCTTCTCTACGGTACTCCGATTTTGTTCGCTCCGCGCAAGTGGATCCGACTCATCAACATCGGACAGCTGGAAACTCGCTGAACTAGGTAAGGGGCCAGGGTGACCTGGCCCCAACCTTTACCATCATGCAGTGTGGGATTTGCGACAAAGAAATGTTTGGGGTGGCTGAATCCACTCTAGGTCTCACCATCTGTGGGTCATGTGTTATGACCCGTCTGCCGCCTCCTCCTGAAGATGACTTAGACAAGGCGTACACTACTGATGTAGGAACTGACCTTAGTTATCTATCACAGGAAGGGCAGAGAAAGCTGGCACGCGCTAGAAAAGATCAAAGTAAGAGTGCGTCTCAAGTTCGGATGGACACGGGTAAGATGTCACTGCGACAACCCACACCACTACAGGAGACTTTGCCTGTGCCTAAGCTCAAGTTGCAAAGTAATAGTATTCGTGATCGTATGCATCCGGTAGGATCACTGATGTTGAAATTCAACGGGTCTGGTGTTGCTGAGTTTGCTGAGGTCTATCTCAACGACGTAAAAGCACACATGGCTCTACGACCAGGACGATTCAGACTTATCGATGAGTCAGAAGTGTCCCCACCAAAAAAGGATCCCCGCAAAGCGTTGGATGACGCTAGGGCTGCCCTGGAGGCTGCACGCGCAGCTGAAAAGGTGCCAGAGCCTGTACTAGTACCACCTGTGGTTCACGTACAAGAGGTTACGCCCGAGGCGCCTAGACCTTTGGTCATGAAAGAGCCCGCGCTCGACTACCGCCCAAAGTCTAGGACACGTAGGACAACGAAGAAGTCTTCCAGTAGGAAGAGCGAGGAAGTATAATG